TTTACAAATTCGCTAAAGTCAAACATGTCGTTCATTTTGCAATTATATATTTAGACAACAAAAAAATATTCAATAAAAACAACTTAAATCGAAAAGGTGAAAGTTGCTAAAGATGTCGACCCCCACAAAAACGTCTAAAACATTTGAGCAGAAAATGACTAAAGATGGTAAAATCAATCCTAAGTATGTGGATTTGTTAAGTGAAGATCCTCCAATTGCAAATCAACAATATGGATGTTACAGTTTTGTTTCGCCTGAAAAAATCATCAAACAAAAGGATATTTTCATGTTTGAGAAGTTTGTGAAACAATGGCAATATGCAAAAGCGTTAAACATGTTTTCTGATTTTATGCAATTTATTGCACATAAATACACAATCGATCCTGAAAAGCTTATGGGTGACTTTGTAGAGTTTGTTACAGAAGAGGAAAATGTATTGAAGCGCGAGGATGTAACCAGTGATTTCAATCATTTTATGGACAAAAACGAAGTCCGATTAACAGAAGAATTTCAGAAACAGCATAATTTCCAGACTTCTGTAAGAGGGTTTATTAATCGTGGAAATTTCGGTACATCAGAAGAGGCTGAAAAATTCGCAAAACAAATCCGAGATCGTGATCCAAATCATGATATATTTGTAGGACGTAATTTCGTATGGACACCACTAGATCCGGATGCATACAAGACTGGACGTATTGAATTTATGGAGGAAGAGCTAAACCAACTACACCATGAAAAGTTGAAGAACGAAATGAAGGCAAAAGAAGAGTTCGAGAAGCGTTTGTACGAAAGCAAGCGTAAAGCCATTGAACGAAATATTGAAGAAGCCAAAAAATCAGGCAACAAGCTTACGCAAACGATGGATGAAGAAGGTAATTTGATTGGTGTGATTTTGATAGTCGTGAGGTTGCGACAGAAGGTGGTTCTCGTAATCAAGTGCCTTTCCAAAACGAAAACGAAGTTCCTCGTGTAGAGGAATTGGATACAATCAAAGAGGATGGTGAGGATGCTTAAGTATGCATCCCAATCCCAAACCCAATCCAAGATCAAAAGTAATATAACAAACACATCATATTACTTTTTTTACAAGACGATTCTATTATTACGTATAGTACACAGGTAAAGAGTCAATATTAAACTCATAATGTTTCGGTTTCCCTTTTGGGATTTTTTTGCAATTTTGAATCATGGGTTGTTGTAATTCATTTTGAGGGGTCACATTATGAACTAAACGCGAGATCATCTTATATAATTTGAAATTTGGGTATCGTTCGTCCCCATTTTTCTTATACAATATATTTTTCCCAGAATCTTCTGTACACCATCTCAAAATTGTTTTCTGCAATCGGTTCATGTGTTTGGTGTCTGTTGTATCATCGTCTTCATCAAACACAAAATCAAACATAGAACACCCTAACCTACATAAATCAAAACTGTTATTCGGCATAATTATTTCCTTTTTTTCATTCACATATGGTGGGAAATTATATTGTGTGTGAGCATCACCTCCTGGAGCAAAACTGTCACTACAAAATAATTTGTCTTGGAATTTATAAATTGCACGACCAAAATCGATCATTTTGAAAATACGACCATGTGTAGGTACATAGTATTTTTGGTTTTCGTAGGTATACACAATATATTTCATATTCGTTTGTACATACGTAATATTATTTGTATGTAAATCGTTATGTGTAAAAGAAAAGCATTTTTGATACACCAACAAAGAAAATATTATTTGTATAAGTGCACTTTCAATTTCATCATTTTTAACTTGTTCGGTTTCTAAGAGTTGATCCAAGGTTCCATCACATTTTTCCATACAAATCATTTGTACGGGAAATTTTCGAATATAAATAAAAATGTCTGAATCACTATCTTCGCTATCAGATCGAGACACATTATCGTTGTCGTCTTCTTCGTCATCTTCTTCGTCATCTTCTTCGTCATCTTCTTCGTCATCTTCTTCGTCATCTTCATCTTCGCTCACACTAATTTGACTATTATTGGAACTATCATCATCAGAATCAGATTCATTGTCTGAATCTTTTTTCATTTGAAACACGACTTCCATATTTGTCTCATTTTGTTCAACTGATTCTTCTACAAAACATTCGTCTACTATATTGACATCTACCTCATCTTCGATCAGAACTTTGGGTCTATTTCCATGGGTATTTTTTACATTGTGTTTTCCTAGATCTAACTCTGTCTCATCTTCTATACGATATAACATATTTTTCTTGTGTTTAAAATATTCAGATTCTTGTAAATACGTAAAATCATCGGTTGCATCAAATCGGAATTCATCTTGGATTCCTAAATACGAACCATAAAAGTCAATTGCATTGGGAAAATGATGAAAATTCAGCATTTTAGAACAAATGAAATTAAAAAAGCAATCTACATATGAAGAATTGTTTTGATTCGCAATTTTAGAGAAGCAATTCCCCTGTAAATCTGGTAATTGCGTCAAATTTTCTTTCATTTGGTCATATTTCCCAATCAAATAATGAATCGGGTCCAATAATGGCGCAAATTTGATATGAGTATGTCCCTTGATTTTTTTGTTGTTAAAAACCAACGTTTCAGGATCTAGGAATTCTTTATAGGTTTTGAGACAAATTTGATTGTAGTTTGTCTCAGTCATCGTAAAAAACTTTTCATATATTGGATTGTATCCTTGAACTTGAGTTATGTTATATGGATTGTATTTAGATCCATCCTCAGACTTCAATTGATTCCATTCTATTTTTCGCAACTTTTGATAACTGATTTGAAACATTATGAAATCAAATAATATATGATTTTAATCATTCAAACGCAATTAGAAAACATCTAAAGTGTCTCAATAACACTACTGTAATTATATGTGGTTCTTTTTTCATTTTATCGGTTTAATTCAATATATTTATTTCTAAACGTTTACAATAGAGATAACCAACACTATGACACTGGAACTGAAGAAATTTGATATGCGTACAATTACATTCAAGCCAAATGAAAACAAAGGTCCAGTGATTGTATTGATCGGACGTCGTGATACAGGTAAAACATATTTAGTAAGAGATTTATTATATCACCATCAAGATATTCCTATCGGTACCGTTATTTCCGGTACTGAAGCAGGGAATGGTTTTTATGCTGCACATGTACCAAAACTATTTATACACGATGAATACAGCTCTGCACTGATCGAGAATATTTTACGCCGACAAAAAACGGTTCTTAAGCAGATTAAACGTGAAATGGAATCCTACAAACGATGTACCATCGATCCACGTACATTTGTGATATTAGATGATTGTTTGTATGATAATACTTGGTCACGAGACAAACTAATGCGATTGTTATTCATGAACGGTCGTCACTGGAAAGTTATGTTAATTATTACCATGCAATATCCTTTAGGCATACCACCTACACTACGTACAAATATTGATTACGTATTTTTATTGAGAGAGCCATATGCTACAAACCGTAAACGTATTTGGGAAAACTATGCCAGTATGTTTCCCACACTAGAATCGTTTTGTTCTGTGATGGATCAGACCACCGAAAATTATGAATGTTTGGTAATCAACAACAATGCGAAATCGAACAAACTACAAGACCAGATATTCTGGTATAAAGCAGAAAATCGTCCTGATTTCAAGCTCGGGTCCAAAGAGTTTTGGGAAATATCAAAAGGAATGGGATCTGATGACGAAGATGATGCATATGATCCAAATAATGCACGTAAAAAGAAACCAGGATCTCAGATCAATGTCAAGAAAACCAAGTGGTAATTTTTACACTCACACCAACAACCAATCCAAACCAATCCAAATCATGTGTATATGTTTATTCACAAATATACATGATTATGTCTCAACCTCAAACTCTTTACACACAAACCAAGAATGTTTTCAACAATCCTTTGGGAACTGATTCTTTGAAATCAATCAATCCTGTACATGAGACAATGACAATGTCCAAAATATCATGAACTTCTTTCAGCAAAAGTTCTTTTGTCTCGGCATCTTCATCTAATCTATATGTAATCAATAAGTGAATCACAAGTTTCAAAATAGTGCTGCAATCTTCCGCAGAGATTTTGCGCAAAAACAATTTTTTGAAAAACGCGTACAATTCCTTAATAATCTCGATCAATTCAGGAATATCTTTTGCGTTCACTTTCTTGTCCTCCATAATCTTGTTAAACAATGTCTCAATTTTCCCAAGATTTTCTTTGTCGTGTTCCAAAAGTCGTTGAATCATTAGAATCACTTTAGGACTGAGTTCAATTTCTTTCTTTTCGAGTTCTAAATATTCTGTGACAATATCTGCTAAAAGCATTTCTTTCTTTGATACTTTTGGAGCTTCTTGTGGAACTCCTGAGACATCTACTACAACGCCTGAAAGGTCTACTCCAGAAAGATCGATTTGTGGTTGTATTTCACTCATCTTATATACCTTATATATAAAAAAATCTCTATACAAAATATAATGTTGAAACTTTTGAACCAACGGTTTTTCACCGAACTCATCTCAATTGGTATTATGGTCATTGTATTTGGGTTTGTTTCTGCCCATGCTTTAGCCATGTTTACCAACGATTCTTCCATCAAGACTAAACTTGAATCCAACCCTTACCCATGTGCAGTGTGGCTTTTTGTCACTGGTATTGTTACTCACCTTGCATGCGAGGTAAGTGGACTAAATAAATGGTATTGTAGAAATGGAAATGCATGTAAGTAAATTCTGCATGCGGATCGTTTATCAAATGTCTCAATCATACATTACATAAACGTTCTTTATATTGAACTAGAACACTAGAAGTCAGGAGACCCTGTAAATATTTGTGTAGTTTCTGCATTCAATGTTTTTGTGTTCATGACAACAGACAGCATTTCATCCAAATAGTTTCCATTCATCAAAAACACATACCCACCAAACATGGCAGAACCGAACACCATAACTATATCTCGTACAATGTCTTTCAACGGTTTCATTTCTTGTTCAATGAACTTCATTTCTGCAAATTTCATGGCTCCAAACAAAATGGTGACCACAATGGCAAATAACAGGACTTTTTCCATTCTTATAAAAAATAAAATCATTTAGGTTTTTATTTTTAAACGCATATGAGACATTTAGAGTTCTTCTACATCCAACATAATATTATCTTCTTTCATATTCATACCTACTTTATCTAAATCAAATACATCATCTAAAACAACATCATCATCCATATGAATATTGACCCGTTCTTGATCGTCATCCTCTTCTTCCTCTAATTTGCGTTGTATATTCCGTTCTTCGCTAATTTGTTCTAAACGTTCAATTGTTTTGGGTGCATTGATGGAGGTTCCATCTGATGCATCATCTACATCATTGAAACTGAGTTTCGTCACTACTTTGTCGTCATTCAGATTTTCCACAGATAAAACGGGTGGTAATTCTTCGACTCGTACCTCTTCGTTTTCAGTGGCAGTTGTATCCGATTTGTCACCATTTTTGTCTCCTTCTTTGTTTTCTTTATTTCCTTCTTCTTGGTTCTTTTTCTCTTCTTCTTCCGGAATAGCCTCGATAATTTCTTCTTCTTCTTCTTCTTGATTTTCATCCATATACGCACGAATGATCGATTCTGTTGGAATGGATTCGCGGATTGCAGTCAAGATGCATTCTTGTACCATGATTTCGAGTTCACGGTGATGTTTTTGTACTTGTAGATCCGAAATATTACGTTCAAACAGATATACATTTGAATATACTTTTCGTGCGACATGAATATACACCCGATGTAAAAAATGGTCAAGTTTGGGAATGGAAATATCGATTT